TATGAGACCCAAGGTCGCCGTATAATTTTATTGAAAAAGAGTCTCCAACACTAAAACCGTTAGCGGGAACTGATAATGTACCCTTACCAGACCCCAAAAGAGAAAACTCAGAAGTGGTGCCCGATATTGTATCACTTGTACCTGTTTGTGAAAAAAGACCATAAACGTAAGGATAAGCACTTACGGGCGAAGTACCTGACGAACCTGATGTTCCATTAGTACCATTAGTACCTGAAGTTCCGTTTGTGCCTGATGTCCCATTTGTTCCACTACTACCTGATGACCCACTTGTCCCACTACTACCTGAAGTTCCAGCAATTGATGCTGTTATCGCACTAAAAGGTACAGCCTCAGTTCTACCACTTGTTATTGGGTTGTAATTAACAATAACTAATAATGAATTGGCGTATCCTGTGGTGGCTGCGGGTAAGGAGGATATCGGTAAATCTGGCATAGTTTTTTATAGATAAATAGTTATTAAGTTATTTTGATTCTAAAACCATCCTCTTGAAGAATGTAGAATCCATCTTCTTGTAATAAATAACTTCCACAATCGACTCTTAACTCCCTAATACAACCATCTGCTGTTATTACTTTTATGTAAATAACATCTTCGTTAGGGAAAAAATTTGATGAATTAATTACAACGTTTGGTGGGATAGAAGTTACTCCCGAAACATAAAAACAAGACACGTTCGTGGGGTCGCAGATATAAACATCATATGGACTTGTACCGCTTGTAACTCCTGTTATTTCTATTGTCATAATTTAACAAGTTAATAGTTCAAATGTTTCACAACCATTACTATCAATCGCTTTAATTATTAAAGACGTAGCCCCACTATAGTAGGTTGATAGTACGTAGGTTGTTAGAGTTGTTCCGAGTAAAGAACAGTTGTTACCATTTTGGTCACAAACATAATAATTGACGGGTGGAGTACCGCCAGTTAAACCTGTTATGTCTACAGAATAAGGCATCTATGTATAACAGGTTACGTCGTACTCTATTGTTAATTCCAAAGTAAAATTGGCATCGGAAAGTGGGTCGTAATCACCTTCACAATTTGATTCGATGTGGATTGTATTATCGGTTAAACTTATTGTGTAAAGACTTATATCGGTAATTCCACTTAAGACTCCTTCTATTGTTGATTGCCATAGTGTATCCTGTGGAACGTCATTTAGTGTTGTTGCGGTATAGAATGGTTGTGTAAAACCTGAACCATTTATATCTAACTCAAGTATGAATTCAGCAGTATTTAAACTACAACCCGTATAACCACTTGTGACATCAATATATCCTTCATTTAACATTTCTAAAAACCCTCTTTTTGCGCCAACTGTCGTAGTAAACACATCGTTACATAATGTAACAACAGAATATGTTGTTACATTATTTCCTGAACACGTAATTGTAAAATTGTGAGTTTGTGAACAACCACTACTATCTATAACTTCAACCGAGTAAGTACCAGCAGTTAATCCTGAAATAGTGGAGCCTGTTTGTCCTGACGGTACGTTAGTAGACCAATCATAAGTAAATGTTGGTTCACCAGCGTAAATTAAAACTTCGGCAGCCCCATTTTGTCCATTATAACATTGTGTTGTAGAAATTGAGGATTGCAAACTACCCCCTGTGGATATTGTTACCCTTTCTTCAATTTGACACCCGTCTCCATCAACTATAGTGAGTGTATAACTACCTGCTACCAAATTATTAAAAGTGTAGGCTGTTGCCGATGTATCAATCACAGACTGACCATCACTTAATATATAATCTAATGGTAATGTATATCCTGAACTTACTTCAACATATAATATACCATCATTTTGTGAACAGGTCGAACCTGTTGTAGACGTTGTTGCACTAAACTTATCTGTTGATGCGATTGTAAATAATGTCGTATATTCACAATTAGTTCCTGTTGCTGATATTGTTAGACTATACGTATCATTTGTCAAACCTGAAAATGAACTTGTAGTACTTTGTGTTGTGTTGGTGTAAACAAATCCGTTTGTTTGTCCTGACAAACTGTAAGTATAGAAATTGTTTGAACCTTGGATATCAATTGAAATTGCACCTAATTGTTGACTACAACTTGAATTTGTAATTTGTGTATCAACCACAAAAAATGAATTTGTTGCGTTTATAAATGCACTTATTGTTTCTTTACAAAAATTACCATCGGTTATTTCTAAGTTATAGTTTCCACTAGATAAACCTGATAAAGTTAAAGTATTGCTCAATGTATATCCAACTTGTGAGGTACTTGCAGAATAATAGTACGGAACACTACCTCCCGTTATTGTAAATGTTATACTACCATCTGATGAAAAACACGTAGGATTAACTGCAGTTGTTATTCCAAGACCTAATGGGTCAGCTTGACCTATTGTTTCACTTTTTGTTGTTACACAACCATTCGCGTCCGTAACCGTACAAGTGTAAACCCCTAAAGTAAGACCTGTTATTGTTTGTCCTGTTTCACCATTACTCCACAAGTATGTATATGGTGGTGTTCCTGTAACCCCTGTTATGGATAATTTACCTTGGTTAATAACACAAGTTGATGTGTTCACTTTCCAAAACCCAAAATCCAAAGAACTACTTCCTGAAATTATTGCATTAGCCGTTGTTGCAGTAGTAAGACCATAATCAACAACTTCAACAAAGTAAGTATCCGCAGAAAGATTTGTAAAAGTATATGGAAAAATAGTTGTTGTTTGTGATTGTAATGTTGACCCACTATTTTTTAAAAACAAAGTATAGGGTGATGATTGTGAATTTGCACTTACAGTTAAAGTTCCGTTATTTTCACCACAATTTGTCCCTGTGACTTCAATTATATCGGTATAAAAACATCCTGTTATTATTACATTTATGTACAATTCATTATTTTCATAACCCAAGGAGTCGTTCAATCTAAAAACATAAGTATCGGCCGTTAAACCTGTAAATGTTATTGGTGATGATGAAGTTTGAGCACTTATTCCTCCCGGTATTACGTTATCGATTGTATAAGGTGGAATTCCTCCGTAGGATGAAAATGTAACTGAACCTGTTGGGTCGGAACAAACACCGGTCACAGAAAAAGACAACCCCAAAGGTTGTTCTTCACAAGTAGGACTACAAGAACTTGTTTCGTCAATGTATATACCAAAAGAAGACCCTGAAAACGCGCCGTCCAAACAAATACTTTCACCCAAAGACGCACCTGTTCTTGTGACGCCACAACAATCAACGTAAGAATAAACACCGTCTGTTAATCCTGTATAACAAGCCATTAATTACAATTTATACTAAGGTTTATTCCTATATTTAGGTATAGTTTTTTATTTGTGAAGTCATCGTAACAAGTAGAATTACTAATAACCAAAGTTTTACCCGCAAAATAATAATTCAACCCATGATTATATAAACCAACCAATTCATTATTAATCGCATCAGATATTTGAACAAATGTTGGTGTGTCGTAAAATCCATAACCCGTATAGAATTGTTCTTGGACTAATATTGTATTATCTAATCTACAATCTATAAACCAGTCTGAAACAATACTTGTTAAATCACAATTTGATTGTGTGTAACCACTTTGAGCGATTACCGAGTTTAAAACTTGAGTTAAATAAGTTTGTGGACTTTGTATATTTAAACCACAAGATAAAGTTTGGTCAATACAATCATATCCAAATAATTGACCGTCGAACGTACACGGAACACATTCTACAGGAATAAATTGACAACCTCTTTGTCTTCTCCAAACAAATTTTTGTCTATGAAAAATTGAATTTTCCATTTTTTGACCTGTAAGCCAAAGTGTTGTTGCTGGAACCAATTGTTCTAATAATCTTTGCCAATAATCACCAATACCTAAGGTATAATCAATCATTTTTTGATATGTAAATTGATTAGAAGGTATTCCTACGGTTTGTTGAGACTGAAGATATTTCCAATATATTGATTGAAGTGTTGGGTATCCGCCAGTTTTACCGTCAAATATTGTTTGTCTGTTACGCACATTAATCATATTCATAAAAAATGATTGGGCAAATTCAAAGAAGGTTTTTTCTTTTGGTTTTGGATTTACAAATGTCCAATCAATAGCTCCCGGATATGGATAAGGTGAGGTTAATCCTGAGTTTGGAATTGGATAGTCGTATTTAACACACATGTCCCAAACATCATATACTAAACCTTGTCCCATATTGATATTTAATTCGATGTTTTTTGAATTTATAATTTGTTTATCACTTGTAACTGTATAATCTACACCATTAAAATTTGAATTATTTTTTCTATTTCCTATATCATCTACAGACCAAGATTTTTGGTTGTCAAATATTTTTGTTATTGTATAACCTTCATTTAAAAAAGGAAATTTTGTGAACCTATCCAAATATTCTTGACCAAAAGATGGTGGTTGTAGTTGTGTAACAACACTAGGTATATTTTGATTCAATTGTGAGTTTTCCAAATCAACTACTTGCGGAGCCCTATGTTTTGGACTCGACTCAAACCATCCTGAACCTTTTTGGAAGAAAAAGTCATCGGATTGTTGCGGAGCTTTTGGGTATCCATCGTTTGATATACCATAATCATTCAACGTAGTTGTTACGGTTTCAACATTTCCATCGGTTGTAAAACCTGTGTAAGTAACTCCATGTACCGAAAAAGTATTTGTTGGGTCTAGAGCCGGTCTTTCAACATATACTGTGCCTCCACTAATTTTGGCATAGTTTTCTTTGAATTGCTCGACATTAATTTTTGAATCTACTAAATAAACAACTTCATTAAATTCTGTAATGGCCTCAGGAGCACCAATAAGTCTCATTATATATTCTAAAGAATTTCTTGTTCCTTTAGATTTAAACATATATGCCGAGTTTAATATCACATTTCTATAATATTGATAATTCAACTCTGAAGGGGTTTGGTTTTGAGCCTGTCCTGTATATATTTTGTTTGTTGGAGTACTAAATACCGCTTCTAATAATTGGTCATTGTTTATTGGTGAAATATTTGTATTAACCCCAAGTGTTTGTGCTAAATTTACTAAAAGTTGTGAAGGTATGTCATTTCCAACAACATAGTTTACTGAGTTCATATTCGCAAGAGCGTCTATAAACTTTTTAACTTCGTCAAAACTTCTACCATATATTTGCAAGATTTTTTCCATTCTTTGGTCTTGCGTGTCAAAGTCTTTGAGGGAACCTGTTGTTAAAAATCTTGATATTAAATTTGTTTTATAATCATCCAAAAATGTTGCAATACTACTTAATTTTTCTAAATATGTGTCAAACTGAGACGACACAATATCCAAATTCCAACTACCATCTAAAAACCAAGTTACACTTTCAATTTTTAAAGTATATTCTCCGTTTGAATCATAATAAGGATATTGAAATGTTGATGTATACTTTGGTTGGGTATTTCTATTTAAAATAAAATCTTCAACTTCATCAAATTCATCTTGGAATATTTCAGCGGTTTTTTGTGTGTTTGGTTTTATAATTAAATTGTCTGTTGATGCGGTTGCACCTGAAAATGGATTACCAACTACTGTCATAGTGATTGTTCCTGCAGTAAGTGTTTGTGATGGTATGAAATCCACTAACGGATATTCTGTAGTTACACTAGAAAAATATAAACTGTAAAACTGAAAATTACTTGTTATATCTCTAAAGTTTGATGTTCTAATTGGCCTGACTAATAAATTTCTTTTGGCGTTTGATGAGTAATCAATATCAAATGGGTTTACAATCCAAGGAACATTAACATCAAAAGTTGTTAAATTCTCTATCGGGTCAAAAGTAATGTTTATGGCCGTATATCCTGATGTGAGTGAGAGCGTTTTACTTCTAACGTCTAATGCTGCTGGAAAATTACTTATAATTTTTGTAATCGAAGCAGACAATCTTTTTTGTAAAGAACCATAAAGAGTAAAACTAGTAATCTGTGAAATATCAAAATTTGGATATACCGCAAAGTTTTTTTGAATTATTTTTTTGGTTTGTTCAATGTCTTCAATATTTAGATTTTCTAAATTGTAAAGTTGTGAAAAAACACCTAAATCAAAATTTCTATTTACCTTTTCGTATATGGCGGTTGTAAATTGAAAATTTCCCTGTGTTAGTCCACCACCAGTGACCAACTGAAATCCAACTATGTTGTTAAACGCAGTTGAACTACCTACAGGAGGTGCTGGTGGGTATTTGAAAATTTGTTTAGCCATTACTCAATTATGTTAGTAAAGTTTTTACTGTAATCGATATTGTTATTTCTATCTTGTCTAACTTCATAAAGAAGCTCGTTGAATGTATCTCTAATTTCGAATAAATTGTATTGTTTGTATATATTACCTGCAGAATCGTACAATGTGTATATACCATCTTCAATACTTTTAGTTTGATTTCCATACAGAGCAATTGCCAAAGTGTCAATATCGTATTCGGCCATTTGTATGTCTATTGTAATTGGATTAAAAAAAGTATTTGTAATTATAATATTTTGATTTGGTTGCCCAATAAAAGGTACTGCATTTGGCTTGTTGGATGGTGATGAAGATGGAGTCAAAGTACAAAAAATTAAATCTGTTGGGTTGTCAACGTATCTATATCTGATTGCTTTTTGTGACGTATTTACTTGTTCTGTAACAACAGGTTCACAATAAAATGATGATGTTACAATTCTATAAAAATTTGGTATTTTAGAACCGTCGGAATTCAAATATTCGACTCTAAATCCAACAAGTCCTTGTGTAACAAACTTGTTTCTATATTGTGAAGGAACACCATTGATGTCAATTATTATCCCTTTGACATTTGGTAATGCAGACAAAACACCACAATCAGTTATTGTTGTTCTTATTTCGGCAGGCCTAATCATTAAAGTATATATTCCTAACTTACTAAATTCAGTAGCAGGTAATTTAAGATTATATAGTCCGCCTAAGATTTCTACATTGTTATTTCCACCTGTATTTGAATTATGAAAATACGGTGTTAATATGTTTGCGGTATTTAATTTTTTTAATAAAAAATTATCAGTTACATCTCTTGAAGTTGTATAATGTAAAATAATTTCAACATCTTCTGGAGATACATCAGCGGGTCTTGTTATTCCATATGTGCCAAGTGCCATTCTTTTATTCTATAAATAGTTTATGTCTTTTTTTATGTTTCATTAATTTTATAATAACCATACCCGTATCTAACCATGTCACCTATATTATCAACTTCATTTAATCTTTGTAAAGGTTCAAATGCGGTATATTTACCTCTTTCAATATAAACATTACTTTGAACTTCCGGGTCCATAACAAAATCTAATAGGTATTCATTTTTTGTTATTGCAGAAAATAATAAGTCATTTTGAGTAAATCCTGAACTTTGTAATAAATAAAGTGTTTGACCATTTGAAAAATCATAATATGTTATGTCATTAATTGTGTATGAAGTAAATGTAGGGGTAATTGAATTAATTTGACCGTATGGTACACCATTTTTAATGAACGTGTATCCTATTGTGTATGGATTTGGCCCATATCTTTTTACTTCAGTTAATTTTGATTTTGTAAAACCTGAAACAGGGAATGGGACAGTGGTATATGAACTTGATATTTGTGAAGCAACATTGTTTTGCGAATCACCTGTGGCAATAAAATCATAACTAATTGGAATTCCTGACCACATACCCCCCTGAGGTGTAAATGTAAAATTACCTTGTAAATTTGTTATTGTTACACCAGTAAGTGGAACAAAAATAGGTTTTTGAATTACAGTAGTGCCAAAAGTGTTTTGACCCGAAAAGGTTATAGTATATGCGCTTGGAGTTGTTGGGTATAAATGATTAATAGGTTGGTTTGAAACTTGTTGTATTGGACTTCCGTCCCCCCAATCCACAAAATAATTCGAAAGGTTTATAAATGATATTTCAATATCACCTGATGTATTATAAAAATGTACATCATATGGACTTAAAGTGTTTGCAGAAAATAACAAATTTGTTAATACATCTTTTTGTAATAATAATCCGTCAAACTCACTATAAAAACCAATGTCATTCATTGTTTGTGTTAACATTATAGGAATAGTTAGCCCTGTAAGTAATGAAGTTCCACCTGTACCACCACTTAAAATATAAGACATACCTGAATAAACACCAAATGTTTGAAGTCCAGTGTCTCCACTATATGTTTTTGTAAAAATGTCCGATACAATGTTTTCGGGGGATACAACAATTGAGTATTTTTCTGCTTCCATTATGGGTTTCCGTATTCATACCATTTTATGACATTAGTCGTATCGCCAACTCTTAAAAGTGAGGGTGCTTGGTTTTGTTGTGGAATTTCTTTATAAACTTGGTATTCGTAGTTTGTGAAATCTAATTCCACTTTATAATAAAAATATTGTGATTTATTAAAATTAAATTTATTTCCCGCAGAAAATGTTGATTGCGGTTCATTCATAAATCTAACAAATTGACCTGTTTTTGCATTAAAGAACTTTGCAGTCATATAAAATTCTGTTATGTTAATAAAATCTCTTTCTTTCAACCAGTAAATAAAAAACCCTTCCTTATCCGCTCCCGTGTAGTCCAATTTCATTTTTGGTTTTTTTACTTTCACCTGTGTTTGATTATTCAACGGACCTAAAAACCCAACTCTTGTTTGTCCTTGTTGTGTTGGTATTATTACACTAAAATACGCTTTCTGATTTTCGTTTGTTTTGGTGTCGTAAAAATCTAATTTAAAAAAACTTCCTTTAAATGAGTTTGAAAAATAATATAGTTCTGAATCCGTAAAAGTTGCGTTTGCATAATCAACGGACCAATCACTTGAAGTCGCAGCTGTTACTTGTACGGTAGAATCTAAAAAGTAAAAATCGTAGTTTATATCTGTCTTATCGGGGGTTTGTAAATAAGGTTTATTTGCAAACCTTGTGGTTTCAAAATCATCAATACCGTTTATTAAGTCTTGTAATATATCATTTTCAAATTTGACTATTCCATCATTTCTTCCTGCCATATCAAAAGTCATTTCAACAGGTATGTTAATGAATGTATCATTTGGTGTAACACTAAATCTGTAATAATTATTATTCACAATCGTCGTTTATAATTTGTTGATATTCATTAGAGAATGTGTTGTTATTTCTTTGTATTGGGTATTGTAAGAAAATACAATTTAGAAATGGATAATGGGCTCCGTTTATAAATGGATTATTAACACCTATACCGTCACTATCAATAAACCCATACGTATATAAATCTCTCCATAACCATTTATTGTTAAACTCACTAAACCAAGAATAACCTGGTATCCCATCTACAGATTTTTTATCACCATTTTCAACATAATCACTAAAAGCCCTAATTGGTATCGAGTGGTGAGGGTTATATAAATAACCATCAGGATAGTTTTGAGTTCCTGAAGTTTGAAATAATGTGTCATTAAATGAATATTTATGGACCATTTTTGACAAAACATATTCTTTTTGCTCAATATAATTGTATTCGCAAAAATCCCCCAAAATAACATCACCTTCATTTAATATATCATTATAGTAAAAAGTTTGACCATTATAAAAGTAAGATAATGTTGGTATGTTATCTTTATTTAAAGAACTACTGTGATTCCACCACGTATCTATTGAATTTTGTAAAAAGTTAAAATTCCACCCAACGTCAATACCACTTGGTGTTCCATTTTGATTTGGAAAAGGTTTGTTAAACCATCCCATATATCCTCTGTTTACTACAGTAAAAAATAATTCAGTTATTGGTTTTCCATTGTTGTCCATATAAGGGGCAATTTTTATATCTTTGTCAAAGGTAAATGAAAAACTTTGGGTATTATTTTTAATCGAAACTCTTTGTATTTGATTGGGGGTTAGTGCCGAATATTCTAATTTTTTATCAATAGCAAATGGATTGTTTTCAAATCCAATTTTACCAACATTACACTGCTCGTTATTTTTTATTATTTTGTGTAATCTTACATAGTATATCGATTTTGTTTCTGCAGAGTTTGCAGTTTCCGTAATTCTTTTAAGATTTCCATATATACCGGTTTGGACATCAACAGGTGGGTATTTTAAATCATAAATTGTAAAAACTTTTTCCTCTGAATTAATTGTTCCATCACCCAAAGAATAAACTTGAAAAATTGTTCTGTTGTTAATTGGGACCGATAGTTCAACAAAGTCTCCAATTTTTAAGTTGTGAATTGTCCCACAATAAAAATAAACAAGTTGTTTACCGTTGAACTTACCTGTGGTTAAAACATAAGGAATGCCGTCACCAGATAAAAAACCACTATTTGTTACACCAAACTTTTCATCGGTATAGGACATTGTTTGAGCCGTAGTACTGGAAAATGCGTAACTAATATAAAATGACCAATTATATGACGATGCACTTTTAGTAACAAATGGGATGTGCCCTGTAATTCCACTTACTCTTACCATTGTAAATTCATCAAATTGTGGATTTCCTTCCCAAAAATTAGAATTATTTGTAGCGTTTGTTATAGCATTTGTGTAATACAGATAATTTTTAAATGGTGTGTATGAAGTTTTACCGGTAACTACGTTATCAAAAAGATTTGTAATTTTACCAGCGACTCTAAATTTATCACTCGATTGTCTTTCTTGGTCAAAAACAGTTTGTTGATTTACTAAAATACTTCTATCCCCTTCAATTAAATCTCTTCTATCCCCAATTAATGGTGGTTGTATCCAAACATCTCTATCAACACTACCAGCACTTCTTTCAGAACCAAGAACTATTCTTATTTCATTTTGATTACTCATCTTGATTTAAAATGTATAATTTGATGTATCTGTTTATCGCACTTTTACCTTTATTTAATCCATAATAAAAATGATTTGGTCCTCCAACAACATACTGTTGAGGTGTTCCTGCCGGCCAATTAGGATTTGACAATCCTTGTGGAGTCTGATTAAAAATAAATCCTCTTCGTCCCGTAGTTGAAGAATTAAAATATGGTGTTGTTGGTGGTTTAAAACTAAAATTTTGATAGGCTTGTGAGTAAAATCCTCCACTTGGTAATACGTCGGTGTACCAATCATTTTTATCTGAACCAAATATTGTTGTTGTAACATCAGATTTCCATTGGTAAGTTGGTACAACTTGTGTTTTTGGATATCCAAAAAAGTTAGTCAGTGTTGGTGTGAAAGTTTGAATTCCAGGACTTAAAGTCAATCTGTTTACTGTGTTAGAGCTAAAAAATATCCCCATAAGTGCATCTCCCGTACCTAAGTAAAGTTCATTGTCAGAATAGTTATCTTCATCAAATTCTTCTATACCATATTCAGAATTTATTGAAAACATTTGAGCAACGTCACCATCTATTCTATCTTCACTTCTTGAAAACATCCTATTAATTGATGCATCACCTAAACCTAAAACTTGTCCCCAAAAGTTAGAATTTATGAGTCTCGATATAATGAAAAGTTGTAAAATTTCAGAAGTATCATTATATGATGTACTTTTTATTGTTTCAATCATATATCCTTCAAAATTTGGATTTGTACAAATTTCTTTTGTGAATTCATCTCTTGGTCCTAAATCCATAATTGTTGTTGGGAAAAACAAATTACGAACATTCATTCCTTTAAAATTTGCATCTTGCATGTCTTGTCTAGGTTTTTGTCCTATGAAATTAGTTCCATCGTAAACAGCACTTCTATAAAAAAGTGAGTTACTCGTCCCTCTAGTGTAGAAAATTGGACCTTGATATGCTCTTCTTGTACTATCGGGAGTTCCGCAGAACTTATATTTTTTTGGTTGTCCCGTTATACTTAATATTGTTTGTTTTTTTAATGAAAACATGTATAATGTTCCATTTACCCAATTATTTTGAAAAACTTGTGAAAATATTCCACGGCAAGCGGCAAACACCATTCTGAATCTTGATTTCCATTCAAAAAAGTAAACCACATCTTTAGGTATTGATACTATCAATGGGTTATCAACAAACTTATAACAACCTCCTGACATTCTCTTACCGTTAGGATTTTCACTACATGGATTTTGAACCGAAAAAGAAGTTCCTCCTCCTTGATAACATTTTAATACTGTCATATTTTCACAAGTCAAAGAGGCTAATACCGTACTAGATACTTGACTTGGAGTATCTCCTGTAAGGTCCTGAGCATTATTAGTTGTGTCTCCAGGTCCATTAGTTGTGGGAGCCAATGTCACACCTCCGCCTCCATCAATAGTATATATAGAAAAGTTGTCATTTAAAAATAAACTGAAAGAACTGTTACCACTTACCTCAGTTATATCTGAAGTTGGTAATCTATCTGACCTAAATACAATATTTGTTGGGTTTGATACCGTTATATTTGTACTAACGGTTGTGTGGTAGGCCGGTGAGTAAACTCTAGTTGTTGTGTTTGTAGTATTTAAAGGGGTGCCAGGAACTGCGGTTGACGCAATTAATGAACCGCCTTCGATATTACCTTGAGGACTTAAAACACCATTTGTCCATTGGAATGCCAATCTGTTATTTCCAACGCTAGGTTGTATATTAGAATAGACCCCTTGTGGTGATGTAAAATACCCCAAATTAAGAGCATCTGAACTGTAAGCTTTAAATGCACTTTGTGATTTATCGGTCGAGTTGTAATAGTATGGACTGTTATTTGTAAATGCCGAAAATAATACAGGGTCAGGAATAAAACCAAATGATGGATGATAAAGAGAAACGTTTGTGTTATTTGAAACCAAATGTGATTCTGGCGTCTTATAATCATTAAACCACAAACCACTACCCGTATTTTGTTGTATTGGTATATTCAGATGATAACTACCCTCAACAAATGGCCCTGTTCCTAAGTTATAACCAAATAGTTTTGATAAATCATATTTTATGTTTTGTTTTTCTGTATATGGGTCAGTTCCTCTTGTTAAGAAAATTACCTCGTAATTTGCAAAATTATCGATAAATTTGATTGGGAATACATAGTCGCACTGTTGAGGTGATAAACCATAACAAAATCTTTGTGTTTTTTTAAATAGGTATTTATTTAGTAGTCCACCTGAAGTGTTTGTCATACCAGAAAACTGTGTTACGGTTCCTCCTGTAATTACTTGGAAGTATTCTACACCGGCAGGAAATTTGTAATCTTTTCCGTCTTCAGAGATTTTTAACTTTAGGTTTGCGGTTTGTTGTGTTCCATTTTGATTTATATAATTCACAGGCACTGTCACTAAACTTGATGCATTATATAAAGTTGTTCCTGTTATAGAGTTAGTATTAAATTGGTTAGCGTTTGTAATACCTGTTAAATTAGGGTCATTAATTTTACTAATGTCTTGAAATGTTAATATTTGTCCAGGAGGTAATCCGTTAAATGTTCCACTATCAACAAACAACATTAATACATTATCGGTAAATGGTTGTGACGCATCAACCGTTACAGTATTTGGAATTGTGTTTCTAACCGTAGTTTGAATGAGGTTTTCTCCATCAAAATATCTTTGTCTTATATTTGCAAGATTTAAAGATTGTGATAAAGTAACATCATTTGCTAAAAATTTTGTCCCTCCTTGAGCCGGAATTTCAGCAATTGGTGTTTTTATTAGTTTATCATCATTATTACCTAAATTTTGAAATTGATATCCTGCCATGGCTTGTGAAACGCCGTTGTTGTATGCTGGTACATCGTTAGAGTTTGCGGCCAATATTGAATTATACGTACTAAAACTGACCGTAGAATTTGTATCACCAAGTGGGCTATTATTTTGTGACGATATTGAACTGTTTGCCGTCTGTGCAAATGAGGATTGTGTAGTGTCTTCTGTTAATGGCTCATCGGTACATGGACAAGCCTCACAATCGGGGTATGACAACATCGGTAATGATATTCTTTTGAAAGGGTTGTCTTTATCGAGAGGTTTAATAGCTTCTTTTTTACAACCACCCTTAGGTCTTGCACCGAATGTTATCGCACTAATAGCCAAACAAATACCGTAAATAACGACGTTAATTAACCAAATTAATAAATTTATTATTATTCTAATTATTGGATATAAGAGCGCCAATACATGTAAAATAATTATTAAAGTTATAAAAGTTGGAGTTATAAGTATTGTTAATAAACTAAAAAGAAAAAATATAAAATCAAAATTTCTCACACCGTCATTAACGGGAAACCTGTTTGTTGTTGTTGTACATCTTCTATCTGTTATTTCTTTAATACCTAAGTGTCGACTTCTATTAAATCCCCATTTCCATCTATCAATAAAATTAGAAATTGTATAAACTTTGTTAAAGTGAAATTCATAAAACTTATCTTGACAATTAACCGCCTCTTGAATCATTTGTTGTCCGATTGTGGTATTAACATCTCCATAGTCGTCCCAATCCAAACTAAAGGCATAAGATTTTAACTGAGCTGTTGGGTCGGTAGGTGTATCCACATTTGCAGTTGTCCAACCCCATTCTTTTATATTAGGAACAAGGTAGTCTGCTCTTAAAACACTTGACCTCATACCATCCTCATTTTGGTATTGAATTCTAAATCTATATTTACCTTTTGTGGGAATACCAACTTTGGGGTCTTGTGATACGACTTGTTCTCCAAATTCATTAGTTGTAACATAATCTAAATTCATAGGGACATTAACCAACCAAGTACCGTTATCATCAATAACTTTTCCTCCTTCAGGTAATGAGTACTGTTCTAATGCAGGTCTACCATTTACATCGTAATTAATTGTTTGTCTTATTGCCAAAATAGTTCCTTGACCTGTTACCAAATCACATAAATTTCCAGAGTCTTTTTTAGGTTTACAATTTGATTTTAAAAAATCTTCTTCACTTGTTGAAAATATAGACCCCATAAAAACCGCTTGAGGGGTAATTTCTATACCCAAATCTCTTAAATCAAAATCAACCCTTGTTATTCCAACATTACAAATATTCTCTTCACCCCAAAAAGATGCTACATCAATATCTTTTTTCTGTCCAACTATTTGTGGTAAAGAATCTAAATCCGTAGATGATTTAAATTTGTCCCCATCGAATTGTTCAGAAGTTCCACGACCCAATCTAATTAAATCTGCAGGTCTAAGAGAAAAACACCCAATGTTTGATAAGTCCAAATCTAATACCGCAGTTTGAATTCCTAATGGAACACCAACAATCATAAAGTCACCACTTTCGTTTGTTTTTACAGTATACTTATAATATTTTTCGTAAATTTCTAATACTTCTTTTCTTTTTAAAACGTCTTCAACATCAGGAAATGTTCCAGTAGCCGTGTGTCCTCCATATTCTTGAACATATGGTAATAAATTGTATCTGAAACCTTCTTCGTTTTTTTGGTCTGGTCTTTTGTATGGGTATAGTGTTGAGATAATTGGGTCATTTTCATCAAAAGCGTCTAAAGGGACAAAAATCGATACGTTTGCATTTGGTACTCCGTAACCACCGTTAACTACAACCCTTCCCGCCACTACACCATAATCTGCACAAAACCTAGTGTACACATCTTCTTGTCTCAATTTTAGAGAAAGTATTTCTAAAAAATCAAAATCTTGAGTTACGTTGATTCTTAAGTTTTGGTCTTTGAGCGGTTGAGCCTTTAGTCTATATGTTTTTGTCATTTATTGTTTTAAAATAAATAGATAATTTAGGTTTTTTATTAAAAACTAATCATCTAAGTAATAAAATAAATGATTTAGTAGAAGTCTACAGTCCTTAATTGTTTAACTCGCACATTAATGTCTCGAGAATCAAATCTAATTTGATATATTTGGTCAGGCTCTGCGAATATTGTGTCATCAATCAAAAGAATTTCTTTTGTTTCCAAGTCCACATACCTTTGTGAAGTTTCAGATGAAGAATATTGACCACCTACTTTATTGTAAATTTTCAAATCGGTAAGTGTGTTTACTCCGGCAGTATTTTGAATTAATCGTCTTACTTCAGAAACGTTGAGGTTTTGACCTAAGTCTCTATTTTGTGGATTCATGTATCTCGATACTTGGTCAATAATTTGAGTTATAATTTGACTTTGAGCTGTATTGTTTTCTATTACAACTGAAATTTCAAATTCTAAATCAATAACTTTAGCAACATCAATAGATATGTAGTCGTTTATCATCCTATATTTTGATAGATAAGTTGCAAGATTTGTTTTAAGAGTATTTGGGACTGTCTGTGTCAAATTACCATCACCATCATAAGATAAAATTTGAACGGTAATTTTATTGTTATTTTCAGTGATTGCAACTTTCGATGGTGCACCAAACTTACCAGGCATTGTGTCTATCAAAGATTTGTAATCATTTACAGTCACTGCTCTTTTTTGAGATGCAAAATTAAATGCCACCATGTTTCTAGTCTCTTCGATTGTTGGTTGGTTTGCCCCTCCAACAGCACTTGTAACATTATTTACTTTTATTGATTGTATGACACTTTGATTAATTTGTGACGAAGGCCCATTTACCGACAAATCAATCAATCCAACTTGATTGATTGCACCAACACCAACATTCGAAACCGTTCCTCCACCAACACGATATTGGACAAACAAAGTAGTATTTGGTGTTACGGTTAAACCTAATCCAATATTATTTTGATAATTCTGTATTTTCAAAGGCATTCCAATATTTGCGAACTGTTGTAATTGTTGGTTCGGTGTTGTTGTTGCAGCACCAAATTGAATTTTCATATATCCTTCTGGTGTGTATTCTGTAATAAACCTATTATCTGTTTTAATATATTTTCCTACCTTTATACCTGCATTATCAATTGGTTTTGTTGTATCTTCAATAAACACCGTATCTTCCGCTAATGCGTCGACTTCATACCATTTATTTTGACTTGTTATAAATTCAGCGTTAGTTGGTGTTGATTGATATTGTGTCCCATCTTTTTGAATTATGGTTGTAACAGATAATACATCTTTTTCAGGTAAGAAAAAATTATAAAAAGGAACTACATCTGCAGCGTTAACAACTTGTTTATAAACTTTGGTTACACCATTGAGAACTACTTCTCTTTTTGTAATTATATAACTAATTATTTTATTATTGGCGTCAAAAACGGGAATTTTTGTTCTATTATTAAAACCTTCGTTATTATATTGTGTTGAAAAGTCAACGTCGTATACAGTTTCAAAAGTTTGTCCTCCACCATTAAACTGAGCACCAGCCCTCAAAATACCAAGATAACGTGTGTCTTCATTGTCTCCAAATGCCGGAACTTGTATTGAAATATCCGCTAAAGCAACTGATGGTCTAAAACCTGGAATTTTTAATCCATAGGTCCTTGCAATATTGAAAATAGACGACCTTTGTTGTGCGTATTGTAGAACAGTTTCTTGAATACTTCTATCAATATGAAAATGTAGATTGTCACCGATAGCGGCATTCAAATCCATTAATACTGAAAAAATTGACGCATCATTAAAGTTTTGTATTACTTCGGGGTAATATTGTTGTGTATAATTGATGAGGTCTTTTCTGAGACTATCAAAATCTCTACTAGTATAGTTAATTTTTTGTGTTGCCATGTTATATATTAAGTATTATGAATTCCCTTGAACCAAACGCATTATTGTCATCAGTGTAATCGATAGTAAGTTTAGCAGTATATTCTTGAGTTTCTTTTCCAGGTATTTTATAAATCTCACTTGTTCCTAATAAATTTTGATTTAATTCTCCTGGTGCTTCATCAGACTGTAAATATGGAACTACACTTATATCATTAATTGTTAGGTTAGGAATGTATTTTTCAATCTGTTGTTGGACTTCTGATTTTATTGCATCAAAAGTTTCACCATCAAGTGGGTCAAAAATAAATTCATATATTCTAGTCCCAAAATCAGGATTATAATATCTACTTCCCTTAGCCGTTAACAATAAATGTAAAAGATTGGCTCTAATTTCATCACCAGCATTCTCACTTAAACCAAAATAATAATTTAGAGGACTTCCTATAAATGGAAAAATAACTCCGTAAGTATTTCCTTGTGCCATATTTAATAAATATAATATTCAATATTTTTAGTTAAATAGAATAAAACAAAAAATCCGAGTGTAACTCGGATTAGTTTTTTAAGAAGAACATCCAAAACATTCAAATTCAGAATCAGTTGGTCTTGTTGGTAAAACACTTTCTTTTAGTATCCTATCAGGTGATGGTGGAGATGGTACTTGTTTTTTAGACATATCTAAAGCCAAATGTTTAGCCCCAGTCGATATTGCTTTAGTTCTAACATAATAACACAAAGTCTTTAAACCACTTTCCCATGCGTGAAAATGTGATGAGGTTATTTTTGACAAAGTTGGATTTGACATATAAATGTTCATGGACTGTGATTGGTCAATAAACGGTGCCCTCTCAGCGGCCATGTCAATTAGTTGTTTTTGTGATATCTCCCAAATGGTTTTATACTTGGGTATCAAGTGTTCTATTCTTTTGACTTTTTTATTATAGTTCTTGTCTTCAGAATCTAAATAATTATTAAAATTAATGTTTTGAATTGAACCTTCATTCATAATAATTTCATTTTTCAAATCTTCTGACCAAATACCAATTTTTTCAAAGTCATTTATTAGATATTTGTTTACAATCATGATTTCACCACCAACAACTCTTCTATTAAACAATGCCGAATGTGCTGGTTCGGTCATTTCAAATGAACCAGTAATTTTAGCAGAAGATGCAACAGGCATTTGTGCGGTAAACAAAGAATTACAAACACCATACTTCATTACATTTTCTTTCAACTCTTTCCAATTCCAAAATAAGTCACTTTCATCTAATCCCCACATATCAAATTGAAATACCCCTTTTGACATTGGTGAGCCGTTAAAAAAATCATATGGTTTGTATTTACCTTCCATACATAGTTGATTGCTTTCATAAACTGATGCGTAGTAAATTGTTTCAAAAATTTCTTTGTTTAATTTTTTTGCCTCATCTGAAGTGAATATGTAGTCCATTAGATAAAACACGTCAGCGAGTCCTTGTGTACCAATTGCAATTGCTCTTTGTTCAAGACCTCCTTTTAGACCTTTTTTTGTTGAGTAGTTGTTAATGTCTACAACTTTGTTCAAAGCTCTAACAACTTTTCTAACTTCATTAAAAAGTTTTTCAAAATCAAACTTATTTCCGTTGACAAAGTTCTTCAACACAATTGAAGAGAGTGTGCAAATTGCTGTAGTATTTTCATCGGTATATTGATAGATTTCATTACAAAGGTTCGATTGTTTGATAACACCAATATTTTGATGGTTGGTTTTACTGTTTGCACTATCTTTAGAACACAAATAAGGAACACCTGTTTCAACTTGTGACTCTATAATTTTAGTCCAAATAGTTTGTGCTGAAACTTTTTTACCTAAACCTAACTCAACAGCTCTATTATAAATCTCTTCATATTCATCCCCATAACATTCTTGTAGTGGTTTTAAACCCGCCTTTTTAATGTCATTAGGACAGAACAAATACCAATCTCCATTATTTTTGACCGCCCTCATAAAATTGTCAGGTATCCAAAGAGCAGTAAATAAATCACGAGCCCTTAACTCTTCAGCCCCCGTATTCTTTTTAATGTCGAGTAAATCAAAAATGTCTTTGTGCCATGGTTCTAAGTAAATAGCTGCAGAACCTGGTCTTCTACCTTGCTGATTAAAAAATCTTAGTGACTCATTTACTATTTTTAAATACTTAAGTAATCCACCTGCATATCCACCTGAAGTTGTAATTCTACTTTCTTTACTTCTAATATTAGACATAGAAAGACCTATACCTGCAGCGTCTGAAGAAAAAGTAGATATATCATTTAGTGTCCCTAATAAACCTTGTCTTGAATCAGAGTCGTTGTAATGTAAAACACATGACGCTAACTGAGGAACTTTAGTTCCTGAATTAATCATTATAGGTGTTGCTTTAGAAATCAACTGATTAGAAAGTGACTTGTAATATTCAACAGCGTCTTCAAAAGTATCGGTAACCCAAAGAGCAACTCTCATGTACATGTGTTGTGGTCTTTCTATAACTTTACCATTTGGTTTTTTTAACAAGTACATCTCTTGTAAAGACCTCCAAGCAAAGTAATCAAAGTTATAATCATTATCGTGATTAATTACCGCATCTATTAAATTTTCACCATAGTTATCAATTTTTTTAATTAGTTCTTCGTTAATTATACCATCTAAATATAACTCTTTCATAGTTTGTGAAAAACTATCGTTTGTTTCTTTATGATATGATGATATTGCGACTGATGATGCTAATCTTGAATAATCGTGGTGACTACCAGTGTATGATGCGGCTATTTCATAGATTAACTTATCTAATTCTTTTGTTGTTACTTCACCTTCTGTTGGTACAGAAGTGATTACCTTGATAAAAATTTCATCAGAATTTACGTTCAAACCTTTTGCTGAACGTTTTACTCTATTGTAAATTTTTTGTGGGTTAAAGGCAACATTCTCCCCCACTCTTTTAATAATTTTTAATGACATAGCTTATATTTTAGAAGTCTTCTGTAAATGTTATTGTTTCGTTTAACTTAGCTTTTTGGTATTCGACCGTTCTTGATTCAAAGAAATTACCTTTTGTTTCAACCGCAATCTGTTCCATGAACTTAAAAGGTTGTTCTACGTTGTATTCCTTAGAACATCCCATTTTTACTAAAAGTCCATCTACAACAAACTCTAAGTATTGTTTCATTAGATTTGAATTCATACCGATAAGTGAAACAGGTAAAGACTCAGTGATAAACTCTTTTTCTATTTCAAGAGCCGACAACAATATTTCTTTAATTCTTTTTTCTGATGGTTTTTCTTCCAAGTGATTGTTTAACAGGTGTATTGCAAAATCACAATGTAAGTTTTCATCTTTAAAGATAAGTGAGTTAGCGTTACATAGACCTTGCATAATTCCTCTTGACTTCATCCAAAAGATGGCACAAAATGAACCTGAAAAGAAGATACCTTCAACAGCCGCAAACGCCACCAATCTTTCGGCAAATGAAGCCTTTTCAATCCATTCTAATGCCCATTTTGCTTTTTTCTGTACTGCAGGTAATCTATCAATCGCATTGAAACACTCATCTTTTTCTTTTGGGTTTCCAATGTACGTATCAATTAATAAAGAATACATAAGTGAATGAATGTTTTCCATTGCCAACTGCATACCGTAGAAAAACTTTGCTTCAGGGTATTGTACTTCACGATAAAAGTTTTCAGCCAAGTTTTCATTTACAATACCATCGGAAGCGGCAAAAAATGACAATACATTTTTAATAAAGTACTTTTCATTGTCTGTAAGATTTTCCCAATCTCTGATGTCATTTGTTAAGTCGACTTCTTCTGCCGTCCAAAATGCAGCTTGGTGTTGTTTGTAATATTCCCATATATCGTTATGTTCGATAGGGAAGATGACGAAACGTCCAGGATTTTCTGTTAATATTTTTTCCATAGTTTTAATTAAATTAAGATTGTTGTTCTTTTAACTTCTTTTTTTCTAGAAGTTCTTTGACACGGTTTTTGTTTCTTTCTTCTTTTTGTTCTTCTAAACCTAAGAAGGTCATACTTTGTTCTGTGTCTATTTCTAACATTGCGTTATCAAACTTACAGTTTTCAAACACAATACCGTCCTTACCTATTCTTGACTTTGTAATTGCAATTGTTGCCAAGTTCATTTCTTTTTGTTGTAAACTTTTGGCAACTGTTATGATTACGTGACCTACTTGTGCCTTTTTGATTGACCCACCCATTTGGTCTGTTGTTACAACTTCAGACGAAATTGAGTTACGATTACCTTGAGTTGCTGTCCAACCAGCCAAGTCTAACTCGTGGCACATCGCCTCAAAAGCCCTCATTACAGACCCTTCACTTTTCCACTCATCCCCTAACATTTTATCAGGGACAACACAATCAATGTAGTCTAAAATAATCATATCAACTTTGTTACCCTCAGCAATCATTTTTCTAATTTGATTTTTGATTTGATTCATGGTTACGGTGTCAGATGGTAACTTTTTTAAAATCAACTTATTTTTTCTTGTTGCTTGAATATGTTTAACTTTTTCTATCACATCTTTTCTGTTTTCGGTCAAATCATCAGGGTGAATTTCCGTCCAAAGAGTAATATGTTTTCTTTGGATAATTTTTGGGTTGTCTTCAAAAAATATCTGTAAAACGTTATACCCTAAATTAAATGCGTGGTTTGCAATTTTTGTAGTAAAAGTAGACTTACCGACACCCGTGGGCGCTAAGATAACACCTATTTCTCCTTTTGCCAAACCTCCTCGTAACAAATTATCAATACCAGGTATTCCTATTGGAATTGGATGTCTGTAATCGTCGTATAATACGTCATCAAGATTGAAGAATACATCGGTAGTACCTTTATCTACTTCACCTACCTGTAAAGCTCCTCGTACCATTTCTTCTAAGTGGTCATAACTTTCAAAGTCACCCTTATCAATAATCGATTGAGCCTTAGTCATTACCTTTTGTAATTCTTGTTGTTTACAGAACTTCAATGATTTTTCTTGGACAAACAAAGAACCCTCATCGGAAACGTTTTTTACTTGCTCAATGGTGTCTAAAATACTTTTTTGAGCCATAGGTGATGATATTTCAGACTTGGTAAGTTGTTCTAAAGTATCAAAGGTTGGGGTGTGTTCGTATTTTGAATAATATTCCTTAACCATTTGGCAAATTATACGAAAATATTGGTTATCAAAATAATGTGGGTCAATTACTTCAAGAATAGAATTTGAGAAATCTTTATATAAAATAATATTATTTAAAAGTTGTATTTGAAACGTATTTCCTAAGTATCCGAAGTTTTTTTTGTCTGACATATTATATGATTTTTTTCTTTTTGTATTTGATAAATATGATTAAACTAATGAATAATTCATATAGTTGTAAGATAAATTTTTAGCTGAAAAAATGTCAGTTAAGTCTTTAAGAATGGTTTTTATTGTTGGTCGTACATCCAGGGTATATCTAGCCTTTGGTGGGTATACTTTAGCGTCAATCTGTCTATGACAAATTGTCTCATTTCCAATTCGGACAATTAGATTGAAGACTTCAGGACCATCGGTGTTAGACGTATCTAATATACTTGGGTCTTCTTCAATTTGAAATCTGTTTTCCAACATATAAAATACAGACTTGTTTCTGAGTTTTGTATGTAAATCGTTTGATAGATTATTCATGTAGTTTAAAAGTTCGAGGCTATTTTTTGCCTTTTGATTCATGCCCCTGACATTGAAAAATCTTTGTACAACGAAATTGTCATTCAAAGTAATTAAAAACTCAACTTTAGTAATGTCTTGATTTTCTTTCATAATTTTAATTTTTTCTTTTAAATTTTGTTTTTTCTTTTCTTGTTAATTTTAAGAATGGTTTTAGAAAAAAAGTCCAATTGTCGTCAGTTTTTGGTAAAAACTTGAACAACCCATCTTCCATCATCATCCTAATTAAATTTTTATATCCTCTACCATCAGGGTCTAAACTTTCGGAATAGTAAAGTTGAACCATTTCTTTACCTTCTTCATTTATAAGAGGATTATCTAAATCTACAAGTTTTTTATTTATTTCAAAAAACTCTTGACCAAAGATGCCCTCTTTTGTTTTACCACTTAATAAATTTTGAAGTGCGGTATTATCTTTATTTTCTTTAAGTAATTCTTCACCTCTTGTTAAAATATCGGTGAAACTAACTTGTTTTTCAAGTAGCTCAGGAAAAAATTTAATTAGTGTTTTTTCACCTAAATAAAATATACCATCAATATTATCTGAACCATCACCTGTTAGTATTTTAACAGTTTTTACATTATAATGAGGTATTAGACTTTCATATAATTTAATTTTATCCCCTAATTTGAAGTATGTTTTATTAGATGGTGAATATATAGTAACCTTATCTGAGATGAGTTGTGTGAGGTCCCTATCACTTGAAAATATTGTTTTTTGTTCGTCTTCAGATATTTTACAATAATATGCAATCAAATCATCGGCTTCTGAGTGTTCGACTTCTAATTGTCTTACAAACATTTCTTCCAAGTATTGTTTCACTCTTTGTTTTTGAAGGTCAAAAGATTCTTCTTTCAATTCGTTATCCGAACTTTTTCTATTCAACTTATACTTTGGGTATATCAATCTTCTTTGTGATGTACTGGTGTTGCTGTCCCAAAACACAACAACTTTGTCAAAATTAGATTCTTCTAAAAATTTACGTAGAGTGTTCAGAAAGTGCCAAATACCTCCGACGTGTTTCCCATTGTGGTAGAATTCTCTAACACCATGAAATCCAATTTTTAATAAATTATTTCCGTCAACAAGTAATGTCTTTGACACTCCCTAAAAATTAAATTGTTACTACTCTACTTCTTCTTTTTCTGTTTTCAAATCGAAGTCACCGTCAACTCCGATTATTTCTTTCCAATAATCAGCATATTCTTTTTTATACTTTTCTATTGAAGCCTTTTCTTCCGTGGTATCTTTACCAGGTAAGAACCCGTGTGGGGTTACAATAATTTTACCATCTTCAAATCCGAGTCCGTTAATATGGTTTTTCATAACAGAAACTTTTGTTCGTGATGCAAACTTAACGGTTCTTTTGTCTTTTGTGGCTGTAATCTTAGTTGTGCCAGCACCTTTTTGATTTCCAAATAAAAACACTAAGGATGAATTCAACCAAATTGCTTCACCACCTTTTGCTTTAATTTTAGGTTGCCCAAATGGATTGTCGGGTAGCTCTACCCATGGTTGGTTTACAATTACCAAAGTGTTTTCATATTTAGAGTCTGATTTACGAGACCCTGAAATTCTTTGATTTATTCCCATACCAATTTTGTCTGCCAGTGCTGCCTCATTATGTTGTTTTCCACCGCGACCTTCATATGTCATTTTACAGGGAACAGAACCTACGAAGTCCCACATTTTACA